GAAGCCGTGGGATGAGAACGACCTTGTGAGCGCAGCTGGCGAGGAAAGATTCTCGATGAAGCCTGCGAGCACCGTGGACTTCTCATCATTTGCAGACGCACTGGCGTAAGGAATTACCATGAGCTGTGACCTCGACGACCTGAAGGCGAAGCTGAAAGAAGCGACAGAAGCATACCACCAGCTCATGATGGGCGGGTCGGTTCGTGTTTTCGTTGACCAGAACGCCGAACGTATTGAATATACTGCTGCTAACAAGCAGAATTTATGGAACTACATCATTTCACTGCGCTCCATGATTTGCGCCATCGCACCGTCTGACCCAGATTGCGTGTGCGGTATCGGAGTAGCAAAAGGGCCAGCGAGGTTTATCTTCTGATGACGACTCCACGCAAACGCAAAAACGCGGCGAAAGACGCTGCCGTCGCTCACCTGAACGCCATCGCCACACCGGAGAAGTCCATGATGGGTGGCGGCATCGAGGGTGCCCAGCGAAATACCCGTGAGATGTTCAAATGGACACCCGCGGTAATCTCCCCTGACCAGCAGCTCCAGTTTGGTGCGAAGAACCTGGCCGATGCTCGTGCCCGGGACATGGTGCAGAACGATGGCTACGCGATGGGCTCCGTCGCTATCCACCGTGACAGCATCGTCGGCGCGCAGTACAAACTGAACGCCAAACCAAACTGGCGTGTGCTGGGGCTGAGTGAAGCCTGGGCGCGTGAATGGCAGCAGGAAGTCGAAGCTCGCTTCAACCTCGTGGCTGAATCCCCGAACAACTATTTCGACGCCGCCGGTGTCAACACTTTGACCGGGCTTGTTCGTCTCGCCGTTGGCGGCATTTTGATGACCGGAGAGGTACTGGCCACCGCGGAATGGCTGCGCCAAAGTAACCGCCCATTCAGCACGGCGATCCAGATGGTGTCTCCGACCCGCCTGTCCAACCCGGACGGCATGATGGACACCAAAGGCCTGCGCTCCGGCATTACACAGGATGACTACGGACGCCCTACCGGTTACTGGATCAAGAAGACCTTCCCGGGAGCCGAGTATGGTCCGGACGATTACAAATGGATCTACGTACCGGCCACAAAACCGTGGGGGCGCAAACAGGTCATCCACATCTTCGAGCAGCTGATGCCCGGGCAATCCCGTGGCGTTAGCGACATGGTGTCGGTGCTGAAGCAGATGCGCATGACGAAAAACTTCCAGGAGATCGTACTGCAGAACGCCGTGGTGAACGCGTCGTACGCCGCTGCCATCGAATCGGAGCTGCCGTCTGAAGTAGTCTTCAGCCAGATGGGGATGGGCCAGTCAACCTTCGCTCAGGTACTCAGCGGCTACATGCAGTCCCTCATGGAGTATGCAGGCGGCGCGAAGAATATCGAGATTGACGGCGCTCGCATCCCGCACCTTTTCCCGGGCACGAAGCTGAAGATGCAGCCGATGGGCACGCCGGGTGGCGTCGGTACCGATTATGAAGAATCCCTGCTGCGCAACATCGCCGCCTCCCTGGGACTCTCGTACGAACAGTTCAGCCGTGACTACACGAAGACGAACTATTCGAGTGCGCGCGCGTCTATGGGCGAAACGTGGAAATTCATGAACAGCCGGAAGAAGATTGTGGCGGACCGATTCGCGTCGTCCATCTACGCGCTGTGGCTGGAAGAAGAGATTAACGCTGGCAACATCGTGCTGCCGGCAGGGAAGACGAAAGACTGGTTTTATGAGCCTCTCGTGAAAGACGCGCTGACGTCGGCAGAATGGATTGGTGCGAGCCGCGGTCAGATTGACGAGAAGAAAGAAACCGAAGCTGCTATTCTGCGAATCAAGAACGGGCTATCGACGTACGAGATTGAGATTGCTCGCCTCGGCGGTGACTGGCGTGAAGTGTTTGACCAGCGCGCCGAGGAAGAAGGCATCATCAAGCAGAAGAAACTGGACTTCACAGGGCAACCACAGAAGCCGGATGCCGCAAACGGCGCGAATGGTGGCGGCGGTGCGGACAACACTGACAACGAGGACAACACCAAATGAGTAGACTGGCACAGATGGCCATCCAGCAGGCGCTCTCCCGCTTGCCGATGGCACCCCTGATGATTGAGCCGACTGCAGTAGGCTTTATCGCACAGGCGGCGCAGCGCATGATGTCTGCAGAAGGATTCGCCGAGGACATGTCGGAAGAGATGATGGAAGGCATGAGAAACAATCTGTGCCAAACCTACGGCTACTCCGGCAGCACGCAGGGCAAGAATTTCGCCTTCGCCGATGGTACCGCGATCATCCCGGTCCACGGCTCCCTGATTAACCGCTACGGCGGGTACTACTACGGCGAGATGACCGGGTATAACTATATCCGCCGCATGCGCGCCGAAGCGATGGCCGACCCAGATGTGGAGCGGATCATCTATGATGTAAACAGCAATGGCGGCGAGGCTGCCGGGTGCTTTGAACTGTCAGACGAGTCCTTCGAGCTGCGCGGTGAAAAGCCTACCCTGGCCGTCGTCGATTCGAACTGCTATTCCGCAGCGTACGCGTTTGCGAGCAGCGCGGATAAAATTTCCGTGACGCCCAGCGGCGGAGCGGGTAGTATCGGCGTCATCTCGATGCACACAGATGTGTCTAAACTACTTGAAGATTACGGCGTAAAGTTTACTCTGATTACCGCTGGGGATCACAAAGCTGACGGCAACCCGTTCACTCCATTGAGCGATGAAGTCAAAGCTGAAATCCAGGCAGACGTAGACATGACCCGCGACAAGTTCGTCGCACTGGTCGCCCGAAATCGCGGGATTGATGCCCAGGTAGTACGCGACACGGAAGCGCGCACATTCAACGCGGACGAAGCGTTGGCACTGAACCTGATTGACGAGATTGCCACGCCGACACAGGCAGTCAACTCGTTCGTTACCGGGCCATCCGGCTCAACACAAGAGGCAAACTTGATGAAACCTGAAGAACAAGCGACCACCCAGCAGCCGGATCCCAACGCTGTAACAGCGGCGAAATCTGCTGAACGTGCGCGCATGTCCGGCATCCTCGGATGTGAAGCGGCGAAAAGCAACCCGGGACTGGCTAACCACCTGGCTTTCAATACTGACATGTCAGTGGAAGAAGCCGTAGCCACGATGGAAGCATCGAGCCCCGCACCTGCAGCGGTAGCCCCTGCTACAGAGCAGGATCAGCCGAAAAAAGAGCAGGCCAATACTGATGGCAACCAGAATTTCATGCACGCCATGAATAACGGTCAGCATCCGAAAGTCGGCCCGGATAGCGAAGGCGATCACAGCCAGCGCACCGAAAAAGAAGTTAACCCGCTGGAAGCTGATTACACTGCAGCTACCGGTTACGTCTTCGAACAAAACTAAGGAGCCGACGAATGTTAGCGATCCTGATGGCAGCCACCAGCCTGCCTAATCTGCTGGCCGGCAATGAAGACCTCGGCTCATGGGCTCCGACCCAGATTTTCTCTGGTGAAGCGGACATCGTGACCGATGGGGAACCTGTGGGCGTGGCGTTTGCCAAGTACCAGGTCATTGCCCGTCCAACTTCCGGCGCGAACGCAGGTAAACTCGTTCCGTGGGATCCAGCTGCGTCTGACGGCTCTCAGCTTGCGCTGGGCATCGCCAACGAAGCCGGTGTCGTCGGTACTTACGCACCATACTATTGCGGCGGGGTGTTCAACCCAGACGCGCTGGTGTGGCCTTCCAGTGTGACTACACTGGCAGTCAAGAAAGCTGCCTTCGCTCGCACTAATATCCAGATCACCACGCTGTACTAAGGAGAAACAGAATGGCTGGACTTTACGATACCTATCAGCTGTTATCGGTACAGCGAAAATTCAAAACGCTCCCGGCGTTCTTCCTGCAGTGGTTCCCCACTCAGATTAACTTCCAGGAAGACAAGATTGCCTTCGATAAAGTATCAACTGACCTGACCCGCGTTGCGCCATTCGTGGCACCAACCGCTCAGGGCAAAGTGATTAAAGAAGAAGGCTACAACGCCGTGGCGTTCAAACCTGCTTACGTCAAACCTAAGCATGTTGTCGACCCGAACATGATTATCCCGCGCCAACCTGGTGAAGCGCTGGGTACCGGTTCGCTGACCCTGGAACAGCGCAAGAATGCCATCATCACCTTCCTGCTGCGTAAACACCGTGCGATGCACGAGAATACATGGGAGTGGATGGCGGCAGAAGCGCTGCTGAACGGCTACGTGGACGTGGAAGGTGAGAACTATCCGAAGACCCGCGTGGACTTTGGCCGTGACCCTGCCCTGACCGCTACCGTTAACTGGACGGATCCTGCTACCACTTCCGACTCTACCTTCGCAGACCTCTATCGTATGCGCCGCCTGGTGAACGATAAATCTGTGTCTGGTGCAGTCATCACCACCTTTGTCTTTGGTGGCGATGCGTGGGCGCAGTTCGTCAAAGTGAACAAAGAAATCCTGTACGGTAAAGGCGGCCTGATGGACCGCAATATCGGCGGGTCCACCACCAGCGTAACCCGTCTGTGGGACGGTCTGGAAGGCGTGGAATACATGGGCCGTATCGCTGGTCTGAATGGCCAGGGTGCGATGGACATCTACGTCAACACCCAGAAATACCGTGACAGCGAAAACCAGTCCCAGTACCTCATGCCTCAGAACAAGATTCTGGGCGTGGCGACTGCTGTGGACGGCGTACGTTGCTTCGGTGCTATTCTGGATGATGAAGCCGGATATCAGTCGCTTGAGTATTTCCCGAAAATGTGGAATAACAAAGACCCAAGCGTGACTTACCTGATGTCTCAGGGCGCACCGCTGATGGTACCGCGTGATCCTAACGCGACGTTCCTGATGACGGTAGTTCCAGCGCAGCCGTAATCGCCAATTGAATGCCCGGTTCGCCGGGCTTTCTTAAATCTTTCTGGAGAAAGACCATGCCAAAACGTATTCCGTTACAAACCGTTGTCCTGTGGCGCGACGGCGAGCAGGTGGTACCACCTCTGAACCGTGCCTTCGACTTCACCAAAGAAGAGCTGGACACCATCGAGAAACTGAACCCTGCTGCTATCGGCAAGATCGTTAACTCCGATGCGACAGATACCATCGTAACCAAAACGCAGGCAGAGATTGACGCCGACACTGAAAAAGCAGTGGCCGACGCGATCGCCGCGTTTAAGAAAGAACAGGGGATTAAAGATGAACCTGCCAAAACCGATGCCGGGACTAGCGGCGCTACTCCAGACAAAAACGCTAAGTCAGACAAAACCGACAAAGGCGGTAAATCAGCTGG